ACACATTGGCCTTGTTCAGGGCAAGGTTAGCACGGGCAAAGTCGGCCAGCGTAATACCGTTGGCAACCATTGTACCCGAAGCAGAACCAGAGCCAGCATAACGGTGAGCGATACCGTTAATGATGTTGGCATTGCCAGCCGTCTGACCAGACTGAAGACCAAGGATGGCCTCCTCGACATGCTCCATAATAGCACGCTCCTGCTCGGGAACAAACCGCGAGACAAGCTCGTTCATATAGAACATATCCTGTTCAGCCTTCTTCGTCACGTAAGTACCCGAAGAGAGGTACTCAGTGATCTGGAAGGTGAACTGTCCAGTGTCCAGAGGACGATACTTTACCGACTCATCTTCAGAGTAGTCATCGACATACGCCTGACCGATGGACGGGATCTTAAACGTATCGCCGTCAGGAAACTCCTGAAGCCAGCGAACGTATGTCTGAGCCATAAGCTCATCACGAAGAATCTCCTTCAGCTCACGCGACCAAACTTCCGAGCGAGTGAGGAGAGATACATTACCAGTTGTCATACCCGACATATCTGATCTCCTTTATTAATGTTAAGTTTTGTAGAATTTACTCCCAAGTCTTTCCCGGTCCTGAAGCATCATGTTCTGGACCTTTGGGGAGTAGTACATGCTCCTATTCTCTCTACGCATCTTCTGATAATAATCAAAGTCACGGTCCTGAGAATTAGGATTAAAGTTTTCACTGCGAATTGTAGACTGAGGTGCTGTCACGGGTGTTACCTTCTTTTGAGCAGAAACTCCAATCAACTGAAAGAAAGCTGTCGGAGACTCTGCTGCGATTTCCTTTAGTCTATCGAGAGACATTCCAAGCTCTGTACTCTTGGTTTTAAGAATCTGACCAGCTTTATCTCCAAACTGTCTTTCCATCTCTTCGCCAACAGCGGCGATGTTCTGGGAAACAGTTCGAGTTCTTTCTTTCTGAGTGATAACTTTTTCTACAAGGGATTCGATGTCACTCGCGCTCTGAGTGGTATTCTCAGTATTAGAGGGACTGGTTGTTACCGGAGAGGGCTGTTCTGCACCAGCTTCAGAACCCTTGTTCATCTGTTCAAGGAGTGACTTTGCATAATCCTGCTTTGCGAGTTCAGCCCGAAGTTCATCAAGCGTCTTAGTGATTTCACCAATATGCCGATCAGCTTCAAGTTTACCCTTTGCAAGAGATTCAACATCCTTAAACTTCTTGCCTTCTCCTACCAACTGGGTAACATAAGAGTCGTTTGTCTGATTCTGCTGTCCTTCAGTTGCCGTCTGTTCCGTTGTCGCGGAAGAAAAAATATCTGTCATTTACTTATTTACCTCATGGTCTAGGTTGAGAATATTAATAATTTCCATTAAAGCCCTATTGTAACCGTTACGGTCTGCTTGCTTAAAAGCCCAGCTAGGACTATCGTAGTCTTCAGTAACTACAATATCTTTCAGTCTGCTTCTTACGATATCTTCTAGTTTATCAAGTACGTTCTTTGCAGACTTAACTTCCTTTTTAAAACCTTCCTGTTCGTCTTTAGGAAGGTCCATAAACCAAATTGTCTTCATTAAATTCCTTCTTCCATAGCGATTGCATTCTCTTCATCAGCCATCAACTGAACTTCCTGTGCAACCTTCTGGGTTTCGTAAGTTTCGTACACTGAGATATTCTCACCGAAGAGAGCCTTCTCTCCGAGTTCTTCTGCCATAATCCTAGCAAATTCCTTACCACTCATATGAGCAGCGACAGAAGGATCAGCAGCTTTCAACTGCCAGAGTTGCTGGAGGTTCTGAACTCTCTGCGCTCTTTCAGCAAAGTGTCTAGCACCCATCGGAATGATCTTACCCTTCGCTGTAATATCTTCCTTCGTAATCGTCTCGAAGACTGTAATTCCGAGAGCATCATCGAAGATACGGATAATGTCAGAGGCATCCATATTCCGTCTACCAGCCTCAAGCATAGCGTTAAGGATTGGCTCTACGAAGATACGCTCGAAGTGCTGCGTCTTATTCTGGAAGATTCTACCAGCAGCGTTCTGCAATGAACTAATTTCAAATGCTGTCTTTTCACCGGGAGTTCTAATACCCATTGCTTCTCTTGGAGCACCAGCCATTTGCTCCATTCTATTCTCAATGATAGCAATCTGGTTGTCAGCACTCAGTGCAGTAGCGTCTGGGACAAGATAACCAACATCACCTTCATCACCGATGTAAATCCTAGCTCCCGGTTGGAAGTCAAAGTCTTCAACATCACCCTTAATCTTCAGGATAGGGAAGGCAATCTGGTCGAAAACGTCAGCTTTCAGGTTTTCGAGGTGGTCCATTCGGTACTGAAGACCGACGAGGTTATCAAGTGGACCCATAGCATAAAGGTTATCAGGTCTTTCTCTCCAACCAACGTGGAAAATCGGGGATGTACCCAACCAAGAAGGGTTAGGAATATCATTAAGGATGTAAGATCTATCGACAACCTTGATAATTCTGTTTTTAAGTAGTGTATTAGTGATTTGATCGTAGATGTCTCCATAAAATGTCAGAATTTCTACATAATTAGAGTTGTAATACTCTCGGATACTGCCGAAACCATCAACAACGAAGCCATCATTCTTATGCAAATCGGAATCTGAATACCCTTGGATGGCGTTTCTATTACCCACCATCTTGTCGAAGATCTTATTCATATATTCTTTATTAGGATCTTCATCAACCATCCGCTTTGCTTCGCCCATTGTCATAATCGAGCGGATAATCTTCGGTGTCTTCTTGAAATCAGAAGCAACAGGGTTGAATACGATGTCGTATGGAGAGATTCTAACTACCTTTGGACCGATGTAACTGGGAATAAACTCACCATTTTCAAGTTCAGTGTAGTTTGTCTCATAATCGACAGTAGCAAAGCAGTTACCGTAGTCGATGTAATCGAGAATAAGCTTTGACATCGTAATTTCGAAGTCAGACTGCTGAACTTTATTTTCCATATAAGCTTGGATAGTCTCACGCTTCGTCTTATTATTGCTAGACTTATCGTCAGCCATCCACTTCATCCACTTATTCTGTGGAAACAAAGCAGCCATGTAATTAGCGTGGAGATTGTCTCTAATCTGAGTTAGCTTCGGAACAGTCGTACTATTCTTCCAAGGAAGCTTACTATTACTCGTTGATCTTGTATCTGTAGCGAAGAGATAGTTACGGAGTTCCTTCCACTCTTCAAGCTTACCAACTCTCTGTTGATTCCAGAGACGCCACTTATCAGCAATTGCCGTAGCAATATTATCAGGGCTGATAATAAGTTTCATATCGAGGGTGTTACCAGCCATTAATGAGACACTCCACCAAATCTTTCAGAGTAAATTACGTTATTAGAAACTTTTCTATTCATATAGTTTGAAGATGGCTTAACTGCTGTCTCAATACAGGAAGCTAAAGCATCTTTAATATCGTCGTGAGGTGGATTACGACTTACAAGTTCCTCCTCAAGAAGCTGGCAGTTACCACCTTTATAATGGTAGATAGCCATATTGTCGTACCTTGGTTCGAGGATAGCAGACATTCTCTCTTCCTTTGAACCAGAGTGTCTTGTCGGTTTATGCTCTTCGATCTTCAGCATCAACCCGTGGGGCTTAATGTAACTCTCTTTCAACTCCTGAACAATTGCAGCCTGTGCTGCTGTAACTTCCGCTCTAAGCTTTTTAAAGTCCCATCTGTTAAGGAGTTCTAAAATATGCTGGAAGTATTCAGAAATCTTATCAGTCTTAAATCTGTCGATATCTAGAACGTATACGTTATTCTGGTAATCTACCCCGATAACGACTATTGCAGTGAAGTCAGCCTTCCTTCTTAAACTGTACGCAAAGTCAACTGCTGCAAATACGTTTAGTTTTCTGTCCCTATAATACCACGAACCTTGGGTATTTGTCAAGTGTTCTTTTTCGTAATACTGAAACTTATCATAGTCAATTGGTCTATTGTCAGGATCACTGGGGTCATTGTAATACTGCGCTCTAAACTGGGTCTTATCGAGATACTGCGCTCTCTTCTTCGCTAAGACTTGGATGTCAAAGCCGAAAGCCTTACCATCGTGCCTAACCTGACGGGGCCAGAGGAACTGCCCAGTACCATCTCCAATGTCTTCTACAGCCCTCTCAAAGACTTCGTAAATAGGTTCTGCTGCAACAATCTCACCCCTCTTATTATAAATATCCTCCTCCATACCGAGGAGTTCAGAGTACAGATCCTTCGGGTGATACCGTGTACCGACTACCCATTCCCTTGCATTAGCCCCTTCGATGGACGAAAGGAGGGAGTACTGGGACTTAACCTTATCCCGGCCTTCCTGAGTATAGGCATTCTCGTAGACAACAACGTCATCGAGGACAGCGATATCGCAGTGCAGTCCTGTAAGAGATGTCGTTAGACCACCAGTAAAGATACTGGGATCACGGACAGCCTCTTCCCTCCTTTTCGGATGGTCAAGACTGATTTCAGTCATAGTCCACTTTTCCCGTTTACCTTCGTCATCGTGGATATGCTCGGGCCAATAGCGACGATGGATATCGGAAGTAAAGATAGACTTAATAAAGGACAACTGCTTCTGAGCTAGGTTGGAAGTAGCCGAGATATACAATACTCGAAGTGTAGGATCTCTCGTTAACTCCCAAGCAACACGGTAGGCAACCATAGCCGACTTACCATGATCTCGTGGCAGTAGTGTCAACTGATGAGTCTTCGCATCTTCACGGTTCCACCATCGGCAGAGTTCTTCGTGAACAGATCCGAGGACTCTTTGAGGGGCAACAAGCCTGATGAAAGTTACAAGGTCTTGCTCTGCTGCCTCTCTGATATCGTCAATGCTTGGCATTACTGGATCTTCAACCCAATTCTTTCAGCATCGTCCCTAAAGGATTTGTTAATCTCAACTTCACGTTTAAGTTCAGCTTTAACTTCATCCTTACTGGGTCTACCTCTCTTATTCTTCTTGTCGAGGTACTCATTATCAGCAAGATACTTCATCGCTTGGAAGGAAAGCTT